TTGACCGTGCGAAGGAGTTTTCGGAGATTATACAAATTTTTGTCAGGAAGATATACGGATGTGTCATGTGTATATCCGGCAATGTTGTACTGCATGACCCGCAAGGTTTCCCCAGCGTTTTCCTCCGGGGCAGTTTGAGGCGTTGGTGTAAAAGTTTCGGAGACGGTTTTTCCTTCTATCGAATTTTCTCGCAGAAGTTCTTTAATAGTGATTGGCACAATACTTACCGTAACTGTAGTATCGTTCCTTCTACTCAAACGGATATACGCCGCATTCATCGGAGGCTGAATTACGGTGGTAGTATTGCTATTCCAACTTAACGGCCCGACATATTCTTTGTTTGCATTATAGTAAGCGTTATAAATACCGCTCGAAGGCCCAACGGAAACGATTTTTATTTTTCCATATGCAGGGTCGATTGGGATATAATCACATGCACTCCACTGGGCATCATCTGTTCCAATCTCGCCCGTGTTTTGGTTTACGTATGTTCCCGTTGTCCATACCGCAACCGGGAACGGATAGACATACCCCGTCACCGTAGGCAGGGCGTTTATCACATCGGAATAATCAGCAGGAATTGTCGCAACGGCCTCTTGAATTGCCGCAATTAGAGCATCCACGTTTGCAATGGATTCAGACGGCACGTTCTCGCCCGTGTCGGAAACCTTCACAGTGAACACGGCGTCCAGCACGGTTGTTATTTCAGAACCGTTTATGATTTTTATGAATACTTCTATGGGGCCAGCGGAATAAAAACAGTTCGCAGGCAGAACCACATAAGCCTTATTTCCACTTACCGTCCCAAGGAACGAAACAGTTATTCCGTCAGGCCGAACAACATTGCACGAGATAGAACCGCTGGGGTTATAAACCTCACCATTGTTGTAAAGCTTTACCCCTACCAAATTCGACCCATTATCGCCAGTGAAAACGCTTCCTTCGTCATGCCGGACTTTTATCTTTTCAGATAAATCCTGCCTGAACCATCGCTCAAATACAGCCATTTTTGTTACCTCCGCTTCGGATTATACATTAAAACCCCTGCACCCGTCAAGGCTTATCCCCTTCATTCCCGAAAAATTCATCAACGGGAATCCGCTCTACACCTACTGCTTTTCTCAACTCTTCAAGCTCTTTGTCCACAGCTTCATCTTCTTTTTTGAGCCCGTCCTTCAAGGCAGTTAGCTTGTTAATTATGTCGATAATCGTAGCCGCTCGTTCTACTCCTCGCTGGTCGAGAATTTTGTCCATCTGTAACACAATACCTTCGATAAACTGATATTTGTTAAACATTTTCATTCCTCCCTTTCATTAAGTATGCCCAAGATAATAAATCGTTCCGTTCGTGGTACTTGCTGTAACTGACAACACATATTTTTTTGTGACTGTACTCATATCGCCAAGCATATAAGTACGCTGGTCATCCTGCACCACATTTACTCCCGTGACAAACGTTTTTGACAGCCAACTCGCCACGTATCTTCGTCCTGTTGGGCCAAGTGTTAGCGAATCGCAAATGACGCTTTCGCCCGTTCCAGCCTGAATATACCCATCCGCAATGATATTGTTTTTGCTATACAAACCGTCAACGGTCACTTGGTTTGCTATGAGCCAGCCGTTTATGTCAATCTTACTTGCAGATATTGTAATCTGTTCCGCGCTCTGATTTATTTCAGATATGATATTGTTTTTTGACACCTTGGAGCTTATTCCATCCGCAAGTACGGATAATTTTGCGGACAAAGTTGTTTCACCTTGCCGTGCCTGTGCGACCTCCGCTATTACAGAATCCGCATCCTGCCTTAAGGTGCTAACACTACTTACGATGCCATCTTCCGTAGCGGTAGCCCTTCCAACTTCTGTGCTTATGGCAAGAGCATTTGCCTGTATCAAAGACCAAAAAGTCTCGTTTTCGCCAAGCTCATTCAAGCCTGTTTTTTGGAAAACGATTTTTAGTTCTTCTTCATTGTCCTTCGCTTTCGACATGGCACGCCCAGCACCAGCGGACGCACCAGCTATCCGAGAGTCCAAATCCTCTGTCAGAGACGAAAATACGCCCTCCGTATATCCTATTTCGATCTTAGTCTTTTGAGGATTGCCAAGCGGAATTTGGCATTTTGTAATCGAATACCATTCACCTATGCCAGTTCTTTCGCTCTGGACGTATACTCGCTCCATCCATCTGAAACTCTCGATATCGGCATCCGTATTCCTCAAATCAACAGCCGTAATAGTAGTGGTTTTTACCATTTGTGCGGCATGCTCATTAAGCCATTCCTGCCCAAGCGTTTTTAATTCTGATGCACTCGTAACCCCTTCCCACGTATGTATAGCTTCTTTTCTGCCGTACAACGATATTCCATCCGCATTTTCCAAATAATCCTTATCGTTATTTACGGACTTTATCGTTAGCGGAAATTTATTCGCTTCGCCAGCCCTCGGATTAGATTTTTTAACATCTTCACCCAGTGGGATAAGCACAGTATATATATCCGTGGCATCTCTTTCTACGAATTTATCCACAAGGTTTTCACCAAATATTATTTGCTGGCTGGCCTGTGGAAGGTTTTCTTCGCTATAGCAATCAATATATATACCGTTACTCTCATATCTCGGCACGAGGAATAGCTCATATTCATTTGCTATATTCTCCACCAGTAAATCCCAGTACCCCTTATATTCGTTATTTATAAAAGTATGGGAATCACTATCCGCACCAGATACAGTTCCGGCGTAAAACGTTACATCGTTATCCCTGTTCAGCGAATTAAATTCAGATATTTTTGCAGATAAATATTGTGTTATCGTTCCGGTATAATAATCGGGCCGACATTTTACGTCATTTAGCCTTGCGGACATTTCTTCAAGTTGATACCTTATACCACCTTGCAAATATTTCCCGCTATATACCGCTCGCATCTGCATAAGAATATCGCCATCAAGCAGTAGAGAAATATTTCCCTTTAGCTTTTGAATATTTCCATATTCAGGATGGTTCTTATACATATCAAACGTAACGGTTGATATTTTATTCGCATTTTGCTTTAATGTCGGATTTCCGAGCGAATATTCCTCAAATCTCGGGTCGTACAATATTCTGTCGGCAATCGTCATTGTATACATTATATCACCCCGTCCCGCCATTCTACAGTTACGTTCCCAGAACCAGTAATACTTACTTCTTTCATGGTATCACTCAATGCGAGCCAGTATGGCTTATGTGTGCCAGCGGAAAGATTATATGTATTCCCATCCACCGTAAACACACAAGTCCCAGTCAGGACTATTGTAGGTACCACAGGCATACGTTTAGCCCTCAAACTTAAAGTAATACCACCAGACGTTACGGCTTTAGTAATTGTGTTTTTCTCTTTACAGTATTTCCATGGTTCGCATATGAAGCTCATTGCTATATCGCTTATATGCCGCCTTGTGGATTTGTCTATATCATTACATCTGCCAACGTAATAATAATCGTTATCGTCAGAGAACCATATCTTGCATCTACGCCCGGATATTTTAGACAGCAAATATTGGTTATTGCCTATCGTATCCAATAAACCGATTTGTAATATTCTGTCTTGGAACCGCACATCGCCAGTCCATTCGGATAAATCGATACTGCCATCCGCACCCTCAATATCCACACGGAATGTTTTAGGAGCGGGTGGCAAAGCGTCATATGATTTTAAGAATATCCCATACGTTTCGTATGGCGTGATTGTCTCCCCACTCTCCAATTTGAAATACACTCGCCCTATCATTACGCACGTCCTCCCCGCTTACGATTCGACAGCCCCTCAAACGCATCATCGTAGGCCGCAACCGTCTCTCCCACAAGCACCCCCGTATCGAGAACGATTTGCGTACCCTTCCCCTGACCGCTCACAAGACGGTCCAACCTTTGTACAACCTGGCCCATTGCACCCCTTACGCTTTGCCTTATCATATCGTTCAACGAATTAACCCCTACAACGGCTTCTAAGCCACTTTCGCCACCGTAATGGACAATCCCCCTACCATCTACACCAAAGGGTGTAAGCCCCCTTAGAATCTCTCCCTGCGACATCCCGCTGGCGTGCAATCTCATAGTCGTATTGCCGACATTTCCCAGCAGATTATTGCCATATCGAAATACCGGGAACTCCAAGCCATTCAGGGCGTTTTGATAGGCATCGTGCATATACCCAGCCGACCTGTCAGCCACCGCATCTGCGTTTTTCTCCAAATCATTAGCCCCGTCAGCCGAACCTTCATCTATACCACTTTCGATTTCGCCCTTCAAATTATCGCCTTGTGACATTCCCTCCGCTAACTTTACTACGACATCCTTACCTAAGTCAAGCCAATCGAAAGCATTTATATCGCTTTCTATAATTCGCTGTGCTTCTTCGGAACTTATGCCGTCACTAAAGTCAGCCTTGTCTCCGATGGCATCCCAGAAATCAAGCTCTGGTAACGCTTCGTAAATTTCATTGGCGTGCTGTGCGAATAGCTGTTTAATACCCTCAACAGATGAAACCGTATCGCCGTTCATGACTTTACTGAACGCGGCGAGAGTATTTCCTACCTGTCCGCTCGAAGCATTTTTGACATAATCAGATATATTCGCCTGTACTTCGTTAAATTCTCCCCATACATCACGAACATATTTTTCGTCTATGCCCTTCCCCACAATGGAACCCACACCAATACCGAATAAACCGGGCCCCAAAAGCGGAGCGACAGTAGCGCCAAGTCCCTTCAACAAGGACATACCGCTCATGCCAAGATTTTGCAAGCCTTTTTTGATGCCAAGTCCAGTGCCTACACTTTTTACAGCTTGACCAGCTCCACTTGCGGCGGCATTTGCGGCCCCACCACCAAGCAAGCCAGAAGCACCCTTCAAAAACTTCACAAAGGTCAGTACACCTTCGCCGACTTTTATTGCTCCGACAGCTATACCTATCGCCTCAAATGCAGTTACGATACTCCCGGAATTATCAGAAATCCACTTGAAAGCATCCGACAATTTTTGTATGGTTCCAGTGAGAGTATCAAATACGGTTTGTATATTTCCTTCGCCAGTAATCGAAGACACAATAGCAGTCAAGGCTTCACTTAAATGCGTCAATGTATCTTGTACTGTACTTTTCCCTTCGTCACTTTCCAAAAACTCACGGAATTGTTTTACAAACTCACTTAATGCTGTAATGGCTTCTGTAATAGCAGGAGCCAGTTCAGCCAAAAGCTCCATTTTGGTAGTTTCAAACTGTGAAGTCAACTCCTGATATGCGTCATTTACCTGTCCAAGCGCATTGACTTGCTCCTCGCTTACAACAGGGGCTTCATCCATCAAGTCTCGATATGCGGCGGCACCGGATTCGAAAATAGGGCCAAGCTCTGCCACATTTCTACCCAAAAGGCTACTGGCGAGGTTGTCCATTTCAGCATCGGTTATTTTGCCAGCTTGCTTCATAGCGTATAACGTGTCTACAATGTCCATAAACACGTCAAGCGCAGGACGTAGCCGCCCTTCATTATCGGTAGCAGTTATACCGAGTTTATTAAATGCTTCAACAGCTTCTTCACTACCTTCTTGGTACTGACCCATATTGAGAGTTAATCTTCTCAGCGAACTCTCGATAGTATTCACATCAGTATCGATGAACTTAGAAGCGTAACGCATTTGCTGAAGTTTCTCGACTTCAATGCCATACTGCTGGCTTTCCGTAATTAAATCATCAGCCCACGCGGAGGAATCTACAGCAAGTTCTGCAAGCCCTTTAACTGCCCTACTTGCATAAGAAATAATATTTACGAGCTTCGTGCTCACGCTTTGAAGGCCACCGATAACGCCCTCAAAATTCGCCTGCGTGGCAATTTGCCCAAGGGAAGCACTTGCACCGCTTGCACTTTCGTCTACGCCACTTACGCTTTGGTCAAGCTGGTCGGCATTAGCAATAGCGGAATCAATTTCACTATTGAAACCGCTTACATCGATATCGGCATTAGCATCGACAGACGCTTCCGTATCGGCAAGATTCGCACTTGCAATAATACTGTCTATGCCTGTGCCGTGGTCACTTATGTCAATATCGGCATAGCTTTTTACAGATGCGTCATCTTCCGCATCTTCGGCCTGCGAAATTATATCATCTATTCCAGATTCAAAATCAGATATATCAAGAGTGGCATCACCGTCTACGTATGCTTGGTCGCTGGCACTTTTGGCTTGGTCAACAACGCTTTTTAGTCCATCTTCAAAATCGTCAGTATCTATATCGAAATTGACATTAAAAGACATTTGCTGATTGCCCTTAAATTTCTCGGCCATCAGCAAAGCCTTTGATAAGTCATTTCGGAAACTTACCAGATCAACTTTTATTCCAGCAGTTAAATCAAATACGTTCACGTTTTTTTCACCACCTTCAATCCGGCTCGTGCAGTAATATCGGCTACAATTTCATCCGGTGTTCTATTATCCACAATTTCAGGGTGTATAATATCATAGTATCTACGATTTATTTTCACGCCCACCGATTTGGCTATTGCAGATAAGCAATCCGTTATATATACCTGATACCTTTCCTCTTTATTTTCTTTTGAAATAACGGCTACGCAATGTTCAATTACGTAGCCGCTTCCGAATATATCAAGGAGGTCAAGTCTAATTGTACTTACAGCCGAAAAATACCGCTCCGGGCCAACTTCACCAATGAGATAAAAAAACCCATGACAGCCTCGCTTCCGAGCATTTCATTTAGAGATGAAATATAATCGCTCATAGGATTATCGTCAATGTTCTCAGGCTCCACGAAACAAAGCATAGCCAACAGATTCAAAGTCTCTTCGGGATGCTTTTCAGCCAGTTCATCAAAAATAGCACTAAGATTTTTATTAGCCTGCTCGTTCCATGCGGCTTTTTTTTCAGCGGCTGTCATTCCATCATTAAGTTCAGGCTCCATCTTGCGAATATTAGAAATATTCGTTTTCTTCATCCATTCGGAAGCATATTTCTTAATTTTCACAGTTTGAGCCATAAACTCTCTCGGCGTACAATTAGCAAGATTTTTCATAATATGTTATCCTCCTGTATTTTGTGTTTTATCAGGTACCAGCGGGCGTGCCAGCCTTCACGTAAATCTCAAACGGGACTTCATCCTGCGCATCAAGACTATAATGCCCGGTAAATTCAAATGCAAACTGCATTTTTTCTTTATCGGCAGTCTGAATCTGGAACCCACCAGTGGACAAAGCGTTTTTGAGATGAATAGCGATAAATCCAGCTTTCGCCGCACCAGTACCAGTACCACTTTTATTCACGTCACTATAATCGCCCACAAGCCAAATATCGTTGAAATCCTTACTGATATCCAGCAGAGTGCGAGGGACGATATGCCCGGTAGTATTATCTGCGGCGGCAGAAAGCATAACGGCAAGGTCAGGCGTCATAGCGATAAAAGTACCACTAATCGTGACCGTCCAATCATCGAGCCGCTTCAATTCCTTCGTGTTTTTCGGGCAATTATCAATGTCCTCACCGAAATCAATATATTCCGGTGCGGCATTGAAATTCACGCCGCCAGTAGTAGGCCCCAGCAAATCTTCCTCGTCATACTCACCGGTACCGGGCGTAAAATCGCTCAAAAGCATACCAGCATTAATGCCAAGCTGTTTGAACGTATTGACCGGGATTTTACTGTACTGCTCCTGCATTTTCTTCCTTCCTTTCTGTTAATATGATTCTACCTGTATAACCATACTAAGATATACACATTTCATGTTCGGTTCATCATCTATTGGCTGGTTCTGCGCCCAGTAGGAATCTGCCCACAGGTACATCACGCCATCATCCAGTTTGATTGAAATGCCATTCCCTATCGCCAGACGCATTTGCTTGACCTTAGAGCTTATTCTCTCAAAGGATGTGTCTCTATACCACACCCGTGCCCGCAACGCCTGATTGACCCCCCAGTCGGGCTGTAGCAGTTCATACGTGATGTACGGCGGGGAGACTTCCTCTGGGACGTTATACTCAACAAACGCTGGGATGCCAAATCCGCTGAAAAATTCATACAGGGCCGTTGCTACGTCAGTCACTTGGCAAGTCCCACCTCTCAGCGGTCACCTGTCCAATTTGGAAAGATGCCCTTTGTGGAGTTTCATTGTCTTTGATATTAGACGTTACCCGATACGTAAGTCCATCGGATACCCTACGAAAAACATCGTGATAGTCAAGCTCAATTCCCTTGTTCACTATCACAGTATATATTTCGGTAACGCCTTGTTTTTCAGCCACAACCGCATCGAGCGAATTATTTTTATATATTGACGCCTCAAACATGGCCCCATCAACCCATTGCTTTTTATACCCGCCCATACCGTCTGAAACCGTTTGCCTGTCGAGCATTGTGCACTTTTCAAAAGCTTCTTCAAACAAACGCATTTATGCTTTCCTCCACTTATTCAAACGGCTTGCGAATATGTTTTGCCATGTGACAGTTCCACCACCCGAAGCATCCCCACTCGTTTTGAGTGTATAACTGTAATTCGGGACACTCTCAGATACATACGGCCCCTGAACGTCTTTGCCGTATGTCCCCACCCATTCCCCTATTTCGGAGGCCAGCGCCACAACGGCAGGAGGAACCGCCATGAGCCAAACCGCGCCCGAAAAAGACTCATCTGTCAGCCCCGAAGCAGGATACTGGTAAACCCCATCGTTAAAAACTGAACCTACGATACGGAAATACTGGCCGTTCTGCGCATACCCCGAAAGGTCGAGCGAACCGTCCACGATATGAAATTCTCCGAAAAGTTTTTCTTTGTCGAACCAATTTCGCAGTTCGGCGCACAGTTCAGCCAGCATTTCCTTCACCTTCTTTTAGCCCTTAGACACAATCCGAGCAATCGGGATGGCCTTGCTCTCGTAATAAGCACTTCCGACAGTATCCTTCACGGGAGTCCACCGAGCCGCAGTTTCAAGCTGAGCGTTAGTCGGGGAGATAATCGCCGTGGTGGGCTGTACGAAGCTGAAACCATGAGGCGCGAACAGCTTCCGCTGACGAGTGAACAGAGTATCCATACCACCGTTAGTAGCCGGGTCGCGGGAGGTCTCATTGGGAGTTTTCACACCACAATCGCAGTAATCAATAGCACCGTTACCCAGAAGGTAAGTCGTGTACTTCGTTACGGCATTGTCACCACTCCCGGTAGTCTCAACAGTACCCTCATCATCAATCAGGACAGTCCGGCCATTCCAAGTCGCCATGGACATATCCCTCTGCATACCGTTAGCATCCGTGCCCTTCACATACTCCAAAAGCTGAAGGTTTTCGAGGTTGGTCGCCACCTGACTGTGCATAATCGCCATCGCGAACAGGGCCTTGTTCGCGCCCACGGCCTTCTGCAAGGCATTGTTCAGAGTAGTCGGGCCTACATTCGCGGCCTCACCCGTCTCGCCGGAAATATCCAACGTATGGTCGGTGCTAAAGCCGTTCGTAGTGACACCAAAAATGCCCTTCAAAATGGACAGGATAATACCCTGGTCGATATCATCCCAGTAATCCGCAACCTGACGGGCAATATCTGCCATGAAATCGTGACCGCCCGTAATATCGTAGCTGAAATCCTTTTCAGTCCAGCCCTTCGCACGGCCCACTACAATCATGCTCTGAAGGTAAGTACCAATTCCGGTAGCGGTAATATTGGTAGAACCGTCATAGTTCACCGGGTCACCACCGATGCGGCCCACCATGGGAATGGAAATATAATTGCCGCCCGTCTGCTCGTCCAGCATAGTGCGAAGGTCGTTACGAGTACGAAGAACGCCAGAGGTCAAAAAGGCGTTCTGCTTATAACGGGGTACGGTCTCAAGATATTTGCCGAAAACCTCGGCGTTGAAAAACTTAGTATCGAAAATACCAGGCATCAAAAATCATCCTTTCTGTTACTTTTTGCCCAGCCATGCCTTCACAGATTCATCGTTGGGATGGTCGTTTGCATAAGACATCTTGTCTCGCAAGGACATCTTTTCAAACTCGTTCCCATCCGTTCCGGCAGGCGGGTTTTTCACATCTGCACCCTGTTCACCCTGCTTGGAAATGTGTTCAGGCCATTCTTCCTGCACAGACTTCAAGATTTTCTTCGCGTCAACGAACTTCCCGTCCTTATCCAAATCGCCCAGCTTTTCAAGGTCGGTATATTTGAGCACTTTCTCAACAGACTTGTCTTTTGTGACACCAGCATCTTTCAAGATTTCCAGAAATGCTTTCTCTCGTAGGACATGCTCTTTCTCAAATGCGACATCGGACTTGAACTTCTCAAAGTCGGCGTGCTCTTTCTCGTACTTCTCCTTGAATCCATCGTCAGCGTGGGCTTTCAGGTCGGCAAGTTCCTTCTGAACAGATGCAAGCGTGTCTGCATCTTTCTTGTAGTTGTCGCGTTCCTCTTTGATCGCATCCAACGTTGTATTGTGGCGCGAGCAAATTTCCTCGGCGGTCTTTTCCAGTGCGTCCACAGGCAAGCCAGCCTTGGAGAGGAGGTCTTTAATCTGCTTTACGGAAAAATCCATCGTTCAATCTCCTTTATCTTGGGTTGCAGTATCTCGCAACTTAGATTGATTTATTTTTAACTGCTGTATATCGCAGTTAAATGCTTATTATTGCCTTGATTTTAGATTTTCTCGCCCAGATTATACCTCACCTTTTGCAATTTGTCAAGCATGTACCAAAATTCCATGCGTGTAGCAAAATGGTACATTTTCTAAAAGTCCCCTATAGAGCTATTTTTTTATAGCACTTTTTTATATAACCTCTTTTATGTACATGCTACATATAAAAAAACAATAAATAATATAAATAGTATATAAAAAACAAAAAACCTACCATATAGGTAGGTTTATTGGCATAACATTTATACTATTGCATCTATTTACATAATTTCAGTGATAATCTTCTCGAACGCTTAACACAAAATCACGAGCCACGCATACAGACACGTACCGCAAGCCAGCCCCATCAAAACCGACCAAAGTATGTCTTGATACTTCTTTCGCTTCTTCATCTCAACCTCCGCTCTGTGTTTGTACGCTTCCGACATCTTCTTTTCAAGCTTTCTTCTCTCGTACTGCTGTTCCCACATTTTACGCCAGAACTCCGGGTCCATCTGTTCTAACGCTCCCGCACATACTTCTTGATTCGCTTCGACCTGCAATCTGTTAGTAGCCATAAAGAGTCACGCTCCTTGCTTTTCTTCTCTTTTACTTTCGCTGTCTTGGCATCAATCTCGGCTCGGTATTCTGCATACCGTAGGCACTTAGAATGACATTCTAAGGCCCTTTCGGGGCATTGGTAACACGGTCCTACCTTTCTGTTCAATCCCATAAGCAAACCCTCTTGTAGCCCTCCAGAACACAATCCTTGCAAAGCTGTGTTCCCTGCCCATCTTCATACAGCACGTCGTCCTCTTCCCCGCACCCATCACACACCAGATGCTTCACGTTCTTGTGAGGGCATAGGAGGCCCATACAGGGCCTTCCGCACCCAACACACTCATCCATATATACCACCATAGCAAAACCTCCCAGAAGGGCCTTGTAAGCCCTTAGAATCAATATTCCTCATCGTCCTCCGCCAGTTCAAACTTGTACACGCCGGGGCAGTTGTAAATCGAACCTGTGGGGGGACGCTTTGCCAGTTCCTCCAGCCTTTCACCGTCCAGCACATAATCCGCAAGGTCGACCAGCAGGTCTTCATAGTCGCTACCCGTGTAGCACTCCCAAACGCCATCGAGAATGTTGGCAAGTCCCAAGTTCTCCCGAAGCCAGTTAGCGTAACTGGAAAGGTCGTTCACCCAGCCAGTGAGATACCTGGTATTATCGAACACGTCTCCGTCATTGTACCACTTATACACCAGCTTATTGACAGCCGTTACGGCCTGCGTGGCCATGTTCTTCCCCTCGCCCTGTGTGGGCAGATACTTCGCGTTGATCATCTCGAATTCAGGCTTGTCGTAATAGCTCCAATCTACCATAGCTGTTTCCTTTCTGCCCTTCCATCATCAGTACCGGTGGGGCGGTTCCGGTAGACGCCCCGAAGGGCGTTTCGGATCATATCCTTTTGATAACTGCATATGGGTATTTGACTGTATCCATGCAAGTAGCCTGTGCACCGATCATGTACTCCTGTCCGCGCTCTGTTAGCTGTTTCCGTTTGGGAGTGCGCTCCTCCCAACAAATATGCCCCCCATTGGTGCGCTGGTAGTCCTTAGCCTCTTCTTCGGTCTCGAATCCTTGGATGTGCCACATAGTCATTCCTCCTTTTCTTCTTGCGGGTCTCCCGCGACCCCTTTCGGGTTTTCGGCCCGTGACCAGCGGGCCATCATCAGGCGGGTTAGGCGTCCTTTCCCTCTGACAGATACATCTTACCACATCCTCGTTACAAAATCAATACAAATTCAAGAAATTTACAAAAAAGTACAAATTTTTACAAAAGAACGGGGAGGGCCGTCATAGCCCTCCCAGACCTTTCCTTATAATCTTATTATACTCGTCTATGTGCTTTTCAATCGCTGGCCTTAGATATGGGTACGCTCGCATCTTTCTTGTACCCATCTCCACATACACCCCGTACTCAACATTCGTCCCCACGTATACCGTGTTCTCTGACGTTTTGACCTCGTGCGAGATGCTATCTCGCAAACGTCCAGTATCTACGTTAGGCCGTGTTTCTCCACTCGCATGTTCCTTTGGTGTGGAAATCTCTAATACAGCGTATGCTTCCGCAGTAAGTCCTACTACTTCAAGTACGCCCGGTATTTTATTTTTGACCTTTGCCAGTATTGGCCCCACGTTGTTCGTCAGCGTCATTGCCAAGTATATCATCTCCCATCGTTCTTATTTCGCCCGTTTTCTTTCCGTTCTTCCATACTTCCACAATACCAGTTTCTTCGTTACGCTTGAACTCAATCATTTTTTGTCCCTCCTGAAAATACATTTTGTGCGGTTGAGAATAACTGTATAGGAGCCAGATTGCCCATGTCCTTCTGCGTTTATCACATCGTAGCCACGCATTGCGGCATATGAGCCTATATTGGTTATTGTGTTTTTTTGCAATTCGTTATACCTTCCAATTATCTTATTATATATTTCTCCAACTTCTTTTGTAGTAAAGCCTAATTCTTCTCGCACCGTATCGTATCTTTGCTTTTGTTTTGCTGTTGTGGTGTGTTCATATCCGTCCAGCATTTGCGTATATTTTTTTACATCTTGTTTGCTTACCCCCATATCGCTAAAAATACTTTGCTTGGCTGTTTCTCTTATAGCCTCGTAACTATGAGAATCACTATATTCATCAAATTGCTTTTTTATATCGCTAAAAGTAATAATTTTTGCACTTGGGTCGAGAGTCATAGTTTCGATATAAGAATATGCTTTTCCTCCGTAATCAATTCCGAAAGCATCAGCAAATTCTTTATAGTTCATTTGCATTATTCTATTTTTTTCGCTTTGGGCTTCCAGCTTAATATCTCCAAGTTTGTCCAGCAAATTATCCATTGCAACTTCGTATTCATCATCGTTTTTCCCTTTCATAAAAGATTTTAAGTCCCGCTTTTGTTCGTCAGTACGTTGACTTCTTTCTGTGGCCAAACATTCTATAGCCTTTCGTTCATCTTCCGGTATGTCTTTCAGCTTTTCTGCAAAAATATTATTATATGCTTCTTCTGCGTAAGAATTTCTTTTTTGTTCTATTTTTCTAATTTCATCATAGCTTACTTCGCTGAACCTTTCCCTACCCAATTCTTGATAGTGAGCCATTTCTTCTTTGATACCATCTGTCAACTCGCCTGTATAATTAGCCGCACAATACATCCCTTGACCATACTGGGGCGCCGCCTGTGGAACAGTCCACGTACCACTTGCCATCGTAGAGCATATCCCGATATGCGTCAAGTGTCTCTTGGTCAGGTGCGGAATATGTACGCTGTGCAATAAATCCATTGCCACCGTTAGCCTGTTTAACGTACTCGTCAAATTCCTCCGGAGATACCACACGAGGAACGCCATCAAATCCTTGTGCGTTTATTACGTCCTCAATCTCGAAAGCGAACTGGTCAGGTCTGCGTTCCCATGTCCCAGATATATCCTTGCCCTGCACCACTTCGAACTTGGGCTGTTCGGGTTCAGGCTCGGGCTATTCCTTCGCTCTCTCACCTCGCCATTCTTCGTAACTCATGCCGTCAATTTTGGCATCTTTACTGATTCTGTCCATTTCCTCTGCGACTTTTGTATCTTTCACAGCCGCTATCAGCCTACATCGGCAGTTATATACAAGGTATGGCTCCGCATTCGGGTCGCCCGGGTATTCGATTTCTTCACCGTCTACTTCAAAAGGTTCGCCGACCTTACGCCTCTGACCATTTAGCAATCTATGCTCATGCCTTGTTCTGCTATCCAGTGTGGCCACCCAGATTTGTTCCATCTCGATACCCATATCTTCTGCCCGCTCATAGCTATCCACACGCCCAGCGCTCTCTGCCGCTGTGGTCATAGTGCGAGCCGCACGTATCGCC